GTCCAAGAGGTCGAGGGCCGACACTACGTCTTTGATCACGATGACATCTATGTGAACGACGGGGTCTCCAGACAATCGATCTGTGATGGCCGTGTCCGCGACTATATCTTTAGTGGCCTTGATGCATCCAAGTCCAACAGGTGCTTTGTGCATCACAACGAGGACACCGAGGAAGTCTACTTCTGTTATCACTCAGGTGACGACCTTGCTTTGTACACCAGCGGTGACGCTTGCAATCGGGCAGCCGTGTATAACTACAAGGAAGACAACTGGTCCTTCCTAGATCTTCCCAATGTTATTGGTGGGACCCACGGCAACATCGATACCGTTGATACTTATGCGACCGCCAGCACGACCTATGCCAACACAGGTGGCTCCTACCACGACCAAGAGAGCCTCTACAAACGGCACAACATCTTCATGACCAAGACAGGCGGCGGTGTCACCGAGGATAAACTCGTGGCCCTAGACCCCGTGGACGAGGGTTCCATCAACTTGCCCATCGACGCAGCCATCACTGGCCCTGTGTTTCTTGAGCGCAAGGGCATAGATCTCGATGGTGAACTTGGGCTGCCCCTTACGGGCTACAAGGTCATCAACAGGATCGTCCCACAGATCTCCACAGTATCCACAGACAAGAACTTCCAGTTTACCTTTGGTGCTGCCAACCTTGTGTCTGATGTACCAACCTATGCGTCAACCCAGACCTTGGATATCTCAGCGGACTACAAGGTCGACAGCCGTGTTTCTGGAAGATACCTCAGCTACAAGATGCAAGTCCCAGTCAACAAGGACTTTACCTTCGGTGGCATGGACTTTGATGTGGTTGCCACAGGGCGAAGGTGACAACTATGGATGACAAACAGAACGTCTTGGTCTCCAGTTACAAGAGACGGCAGATCCCGTCCTTGGAGCAGAGCATCAAGACTTACCTCATCGAGGAACTCCAGCAAATCGAGAGTTCCCTAAGATCTCTGGTCGACGCCAGCCCCCAAGTGGCTAATGCGGCCCCTGACAGTCCACGCAAGGGCATGGTCAGGTACGCCGTGTCCCCTTGGGACCCCCTGAGCAGCGGCTTCAGTGGCCTTGTTGTGTACAACGGGACCGCTTGGGCCGCCGTCTAGGAAACCCAGAGATAACAACCAACGATAACAACAACAATAGAACAATGAGGAGTGACCTATGGTATGGGGCGCACTAATCGGCGGTGCCTTCGGGGCATTCAACGCCGCTCAAGACCGTAAGGCCAACGCTAAGGCTAACAACCAGCGCATGGCGGCCTTTAACCAGTACAAGCCCTTTGTAGACGCAAACCTTAGCGGCTCACAGACTGCCCTAGGCAACGTAATCAACACAGGTGCCTACTCAGGCCCAACCTACGCTGGACCTAATGCTTACCAGACTGGGACTGCCAACACGACGGGCGGCTACGGCATGGACATGCAGAACGCTGGCTATGGCATGATGGCCAACAACGCTGGCTTCGGTTCCAACTACAGATCCATGTACGACGATGCTCGGAACTCGGACCGCCTCAGTAATGCCATTGGCTACGCTGGTGCCAATTCAGGTGCCCTCACTGATGCCCTCATGCGCGACGACCGTCGCAACCTTCAGGAAAACACCCTGACTGGGATCAACATGGCCGCATCAGGATCTGGCAACGTCAACTCCAGCCGCGCTGGTGTCCAAGACGCCATTGCCAACCGTGCATTCAACGACCGCAGGGCCGATGTTCAAACCAACGTCGCCAACCAGCTGGTCGACAGATCCTTGACCCAGCAGGGTCAGCAGTTCAACGACGCCATGGCCGCCAACGCAGCCATCCAAGGTGCCTATGGCCAAGGCCTGTCCACGCTGGGGCAGGGTGCTAACTTTGGTATGAACGCTGGCAACTTCCTGCAAGCACAGGACCAAGCCCGTCTCAATGACCAACGCAGTAACTTTGAGCGCCAGCGTGACTTTGAACTGGAGCAACGCAAGGGCTACCAGTCTGGGATTCTCGGCAAGGCTCCAGCCACAAGTGGCAGCGGCATAACGGCCAACAAGGCAAGCGTGGGCGCTGGTTTCATGGGTGGAGCAATGTCTGGGCATGGGTTTCAGCAAGAGTATTTCCCTAATGGCATCCAGATAGGCGGCAAAGGCAGTCTGTTTGGTGGCAATAGCTGGGGGTAACCATGAATAATCCATATTACATAGATCCCCGTCAGCCATTCCCCATTCGTCACTTTGCAAGAGACGACTCGGATCCCACTGGTCAATATGTGTACCCTTACCAAGTTGGCGACATGTCGGCCCCTAATTATTACATGCGATCTTCTGGTCCCTATGGTGGTGGGGTGCCCATGAGGGGCGATGATAATATGTACATCCCCAACAAAAGACCAGCAGCACTAACCCAGTCCAGTGGTTACTACCCGTTCTACAGGGACATGATGGCCAACACCCTGACTGACCGTGCCTTGGGTCCTCAAGACTTACCTCACGTGAATGATGCAGCCCTCACGACACCAGTCATGGACACCGATACTGTGTTTGAAGCAGCGCGTCCCTACCAAGATGGCGACATGTCTTCACCAGCGCCCATCCTAGCATCTCCATCTGAGCAGGGCTTCTTTGCTGGTCCAGCGTACCCTCAACAGACTGCACCAAAGGACGTTTCCCTAGCATCTCTAGAGGCCATGGCCCCAGAACTAATGGCTCCACAGATCGACCAGTCAACCCCAGCAGCCCCAGCCCTAGCAGCCGAGAGCGGCCCCCCAAGCACCCAACAGAGCCGTGGTGTCCTCACAGGCAATGCCCGTGGTTCAGCCCTGCCTGACATGAGGATCGGGCGCAACGAGGCCCTGATGCGGATTGGAGGTGCCATCATGGGTGGTGCCTCAGAAGGTGGCCTTGCCGCAATGCAAGCAGGGACAGAGGCATACGGTGCCATCCAAGACGCAAACAGACAGGCAGATGCTGATGTGTTTGCCATCGAGGAAGCACGGCGTCAGTCAATTACTGACCGCATGGCAGCATCTAAGGGTGGATCGGCAGCATCAGAAGGCAGCCCAGAGGCAATCGGTGACGTCCGCAGTGCCATAGCCAAATTACAGTCTGCACAAGACATGTTTACCCAAGACACCGACAGTAGCCTGACGGGGTACAACTGGAAAGCCCTTGCCAGCAGATTGACAGGTCGCACCATAGGTAACGAGGATGAGGCCAAGCGCCTGTTCCTGAACGAGGTACGCCTCGACAGCGTCATGAAGCGAGTGGCCGAGACCAAGGGCGCTATCTCTAACGCAGAGATGCAGCTGTTTGCCTCTCAGGCACCCACCTTAGACAAGAATGACATTGTGTGGAAAGACTGGCTGGACCGTCAGCTGATCCTACAGAAGAAGATCCTCAGGCGTCTACAGACTGGCGAAATGATTGATCCAGATGCACCTTTGGATGCTGATCTGGAGTCCGAGAAAGCGTCAGCAGTAGTCTTTGACCCAGCCACTGGCAAGTTTAGCGACGAGAAATAACATATGCAGACAATCAGTACCCCTGATGGTCAGGTCTTTCAGTTTCCTGACACCATGAGCCGTGAGCAAATCTCAGCTGCCCTTAAGACAAGGCTTTCCAAGACCGCAGCCCCATCTCAGCCACCAGCCGCTGTAAACCCTCCGCGCACTGGATTGGACAGGGCAGCTGAAAGTGGCATAAGGGACACTATAGCTGGTGGGTATCAGTTTGCTGCAAACACTACTTTAGAAGGCATCCAAAGACGCACCGCTGATGCCCCAAAGATGTTTCAGACTGCTCTGAACATTCACTTGGGTAACAATCACGATGCACCTCTGGAAGAAGGCTTAGAGGGTAAAAGGCCTGAAGACATTGTTCACTATTATGTCACCAAGAAGGGTAAAAGCCCTGAGTGGGCCTCAAAGGTTCTTCAGCTTGCCCGTAGCGGTAATGAGGCAAGAGAACGCTACATAAACAGTGGCGATATTGATGCCGACATCGAGAAATTTAGAGGCCGTATGGCTTCCGCGATTAACCAGCGTTTAAAATCAGATGCTTTACCCAATTCGCCAACAGCACAGCGTGGTCAAAATCAGTTTGTTGCAGCTGAGACGTGGAAAGACTGGTTCAAAAGTATCGGTAGAGACCCAGCAGCTGGCCTAGCTTTTATTGGTGAAGTTGCTGCCGAAAGTGCCCCACAGCTTGCTGCTGGGCTTTCTGTCGGTTTCTTTACTGGGAACCCCATCGCAGCAGCTGGTGTGCTTGCGTTTACAGCAGCGCCCCGTGAATACGAGGGTGAGGTCAGGTCATTCTTGATGGAGAACGGCGTAGACGTCACAAGCCCACAATCTGTTGTGTCTGCTTTAAATGACCCAGAACTTTGGAAAGAAGCCAACAGCAGGGGCATGACAAAGGCCTCTATTATCTCAGCTTTTGAAGCCGCTGGTATGCTGGCTGGTGGCGGTCTTCTTCGCCAGCTAATTGTACAGCCAGTCACAGGTGGTGCTGGTGAGGCGGCAAGCCTTAAGGTTCTCGATGGTGAAATAGACCAAGAAGGCTGGAAGAATGTGGCTCTGGAGTCAGTTGCTGAACTTGCAACCTCACCAATAGAGGCATCTATAGCCGCTGGTAGAAAAGCCAAGACCAAGATCCTCAAGTCATCTCCAGACGACATGGGTTCCCAAGAGCAAGCCGCAGCTGGATCCCTAGCCCGTCGTATTGACCGTATTGCTAGGCAGGGGGACCTGAACGGTAAGCCTTTCAATCTCAAGAACGTCGACAAGGCCATGGACCAGCACGGTGCCAGAGCGGCCCTCGACGCCACTCACACAGACCTTGTTGGCTCAATCAGCCAGAAGATCAAAGAACTCAAGTCCATCCTGAACATTACCGATGAAGACCCAGCGTCTGTTGTGTTCGAGAAAGTACAGGCTGGTGTCGCCACCAAGATGGCACGTAACAAGACAAAGTCAGTGGTCACCAAGGACAACTTTGATGCCCTTACGAACCTCGTGGGTGACACCAAGGAAGGCCAAGAACTGCTGAACCTTGTGTTGGAAGCACAGGCCCTCACAGAGTTACACAACGACGGCTACCAAGGTGGTGTCAGCCAGTTCACCGACCAGTTCAAGATCTTTGGTTCCAACATTGGCTACGACAGGTCTGCTCAGGCCGTCGAAAGGATGCTGAGACCCATAGTTTCTGTTGGAACAGGCGTAGCTACTGGGGGTGGAACCTTAGCAGCCCAACAAGGTGCCGTACTGGCTGGACGTGCCATAGACGCAGCCACAGGTCGCCGCTCAAAGGTCAACAGGTTCGTCAAGAAGAACCTCAAGTCACCTGAGTTACCCACGCCTGAGGGCTTTAGTTTACGTGAGGTGCAGCAGTTACAGCAGCGGTTGGAACAGCAAGAGACTGAGGCCACAGCCCAGCGCACCGAGGCAGAAACCCAAGAACGCGAACAGCTAAACCTTGAACTTGCCCAACAGAACGCCCCACCGACCCCGACAAGCCCACAGGAAACAATGGAGACGGCGACTGGCCTTGATCGCAATGGTGTTGCTCGGATCCTACGTATCATTGAGGCAACAAACGCCAACCCAGCCCTTCAAAGAGCCATCAAAGATTACCGTAACTCTATTGCCAGAG